CTCAAAGTGGGCAAGAAATACTGGCTGTAGCCCCGAGGCTGGACCACGGCTAAGGTAACGGCCGAGAGCCCAGGTGGGCTGTTTATTATGAAGAAGAAATTCAGCTCTACAATCCCACTGACAACATCCTACCTAACATACCGGCGACATTAGATACGGAACTAGCGGCGGCGCCCCCAGCTCTCCCCTCAAGATCACCAAGCATGGTATCACCAACCGTTTGAACAACGTCGGCAAAACTAAACCTGGGAATCCGATGAAGAGTAGCTAGGGACTGATCCAGCGTATGCTTGGGAGCAACCACTGGTACAACACCACTAGGTCGGTACATAGTCGCGTACTGTGGATTGGGCAAAGCCTCAATATGATAAACAATCTCAACAGTAGCGACAGCTCCGGACGTAAATCCAGTGCCACCGATAACGACACTCTCGTGGCCAGCGACACGTGCAAACGACATGTCCACACCAAATTGCTGACTGGCTCCAAAAATGCCAGCAGACACATCGGGCGCTACATCCAATGAATCGGTACCTTGGGCCAAAAACCGGGTTGATATATAATCCCTGGCAGTTGACTCATATGGTAATCCCCGAGCATGGACGCCTCGCGCACAAGCTTGTGCCAGACTGACCACGGAGTGTGTAGGTAGATTAATTAACTTAGGAATGTCTATCGCAGCATTGTTACCCGTATTAGCAATGGGCAACCCTAAGCTGGCCAGCTGCAAGGCCACATCTGACCTAACTCCTGACTTACCCCAATATGAATAAATGTTAATCAACGTGCCATCATCGCCATTCTCCACTGCCGGAGCGTTTGAAGACAACATCGGAGTGAGACCCTTAAGTGGCAATGCAGCCATCAAAAACTCACCCTGCGTGCTCACGCCCGTGGTTCCGCGCAGCCTCACACCATAGGAGACCACACGATACCGTGAAAACTGGTTTGACAATGTTCCAACATCAGCCCCAATGCCACGAAAAGCCCCTGTTACCACTGGTGGATACTCTCCATCAATGGCAGCAGTAGGATCGGCACAGAGCAACTGTGTCGCATTTGGCAAGGAATTGCGAGTTGTGAACATCTGACAATACAAATTGGGCAAAATCACAGCATCCAGAGTGCCATCAGCCTGAGCAGCAATGGACTGCTTAGCTGTGACTATAATGGTCTGGGACATGTTGGGGTTGCCATCTGGCAACCGAGCTCCCTCTGCAGCTCGACTAAACGGTGTGCGCACAGCAGCGCTAAACGATCCAGGAGCACTAGACAAGGGCCGGGGCACCTTGCTGCGTCGCGGCTTCTTACTGACAGCCGGGGCAACCTGAACATGAACGACCTTCTTAGCCATCTTAACTCCTTTCTTCTTCTGTACCATTATTAACAACAATATGTACAATACAATAAACAAAAACAAACTATAATTAACGTAACTCTTTCTGATAAAACAATCTTAGCGGTCGCTAAATAGAAAAGGTCGTGGAACAAATTTACCAGGCCCTACACGGCACTCTAACACTTCCATTTCCTTTTCCAAAGCACTAATAGTGGCAGGACTGATTCCAAACGCTTTTGAAAAACTGTCGCGAGTGGCATCAGAGACCAGAGGTGGCCTATTCCTGCGGGTCATCCGGAAAAACCCTGTCTCCATGCAAGCTTGGTTCCTGATTTTAGACTTTTCCCCAAATTCTTTAAACCGTGAATACATACTGTTATAGATCGGCATGTCGCCATACAGTGACACGCCGGCAGTACCAACAGCTCCAATCCATTTGGGGTATTGATCGGCGGGGAACCCTAACATCATCGAGTCCTTTGAGATGGCAGCCATGGGATTACGCACCATGAC